TATCAGACGCTTCTGCAGCTTTCGCATCTTTAATAGCATATGTTTGTTTGCCATCGGCGCTTCTTGCCACAAATGTTATTTTGTCATTTTGAGTAACTAATCCTATAGAAGCATTTTGAACAAATTCTTTTGCATCATCCCCTCCCCACTGCTCACCAGTTTCTTTACCATTAGCATCCAATTCAGCAAGAGTTTTGTCACCAACAACCAGATTAGCAATACCATTTCTTAAATCATTGTATCGAGAAGTTTTTAAATTAACACCTGTAAAAGTATTAAAAGGATTCTCATATCTGTGTAATAAATTAATTCCTATCGCTAATTGTTTATCTTCAGTATTTGCATAAGCTTTGAATTGTGAAGCAAATTCTTTTGTTTTTTGCTCTTTGGTTTTACCTAATCCTTTAAGTCTTCTAAACTCCTCGTTAGCTACTAGAGGATTTATTATTGCAGAACCGAGGTCTATAAGTTCTTCTTTACTTGTATTATCGTCTATCTTTAATCCTAAATCATCTTTTAGAATTTTTCGTAATGTATTAACAGCCTCTTTTTGTTTTTCCTCTTTAAGAAAGTTACTGCTCGCTGCTGCTATTGCCCCTGATAACTCATAGTTTTTATTTTTGTCTACCAGTTTTTTATGAAGGGACTCTGCATTATTGGTAGATTGTATCACTTTTCCAATAATAGAATTTCTCTCTGCCTCTTCTTTCGTTTTCTCAGGGTAAGTATATATAGGTTTTCCATTTATCGTAGTAATTGTTACACCCTCATAATCTTTTGCTTTTTGTCCCTCAAATCCTTGCATTTCTCTAGTATTGTTATCTATTGCAACAGAAGGAGATATTACTTTTTCTGGTTCTTTCTCATCCTCTGCTTTACTGTATCTAGCTTTTAAAGCTGCTAGAGCTTCAGGATTTTGATATAATTGCTCATTCTCTTTATATGTTATACCTAAATTTATACCTTCAAATAAAGCAGCTTCTGCTCTACTTAAATCTAAATCTGAGTAACCATAAGCATTATTATTAGCATCAACACCAAAAGAAGTTTTAGCATCTTGTACAAACTTTCTAAACTCTGGAAATTTATAATCTCCAGTATTCTCATCTTTCATTTCTGCTAATACTTTCATAGCAGTTTGAGGATTCATACCTGTCTCTTTCACTAAAGAGTAGTAGTAATTATCAAATCTTCTACCTTCTTCTGTCTTAATATATCTTTCAGATAAAGCCTTTCCTCCAGCTATTCCTGTATTAGTAATATCATTAAGGTTAGCAGATACAAAACCCTTGGCATTAGGGTCAAGGTAATAATCCAAACTTTGTGTCCTAGCGTCATAATTATATATGTTTCTACCGTTATTTTTATCTTGACTCTTTTGCTGTCTATCTATATCAGCTTGTTGTCTTTGCCATGCTTCTTCAAGAGGAACTATATTATTAGCATATTGTTCTCTAGCTGCTAAAGCTTTTCTTCTTGAACTCATAGTAAGACCATTCTCTGCAAGATCATTAGTCGCATCTTGCAGAGTTTGTTGAAACTCATCATAATATTGTTTAGCTTGAGGAGCATTCTGTAGTCTTTCTTCCCAAGCTGCAGACTGGGCTCCTAACTCTCCATAAGCAGTTTCCAAAGCTTTATGCTCAGTAGTAGCTGTTTGTACAGGAGCTAGGAAATCATTATATGAGAAAGGTCTAAATTTACTATCTATTACTAAACTATAATTTGCCATACTTTATCTCCTTTTATTTATAGTTAAATAACCACCATGAGCTTTTGAATTTGATTTCTTTTTAGCAGCTTTCTTTAGCTTTTTATCAGCTTCTTGCTGTGCTTGCTGTTTTATCTCATCTTGCTTTTCTTTAGAAAGTTCTTTAAGCTCATCATTTTTATATGTTATATTACCACTATTGTCTACCTTATAATAATAAGCATTGTTACTATTAACCATCTGTCTTTCAAATGCCTCCTTGCCAATATCTCCTAATCCTTGTACTAAATTAGTAAGATTAGCAGATCTTGAAGCTCCTGCTAAATTATCAGCAGTATTTCTTAATGCAGCCGCTTTAGTCAAAGCATCTAATCTAAGTGCCATATTATGAGATCCTTGAGAAGCATTAGCTAACTGTGCTCTTAAGTCTTGTTGAGAATTAAACATATTAGTACCTCTATTAAATGCATCTACCTTTTCTCTTTGTGCTAAATTATATTCCTCACCTTGTCTATACAATTGTCCTAAACCTTTTTGAGCATTATAATCAGCTGCTAATAAACCTGCCATAGCTGTACCTCTATTACCACCAGAAGTATTCATAATATTACCCCTAGTAGCATTAGCTTGTGCTGCTAACTGATTAGCATAGAACAATCTATCAAGTGGTCTATAAGCCATATAGTCACCTATAGGCTTATAATCTACATTTCTAGATTTAATTTCATCATTCAATGCTTCAATTTTATCAGCATAAGTATAATCAGGTTTGTTAGTCAGACCTAAAGCATCTGTAATAACACCTAAACCAGCAGCTGCTACAGGAGCATATCTTAAATAAGAAAGATAGTTTTTATTGTTTTTATTTTTATTTTTATTTCTATTCTGATCTTCAGGATCATACTCAGGTGGTACTACATATTTATTTGCTTCCTGCATTAAAGAAAGATTTTCAGTCAAAGGGCCTGTTTCAGAAGAACTTCTTTTAGCTGCAGCTTTTATATTAGCTGTTAAAGGATCATCTCCTTGAATTGCTGGCATATAACCAGGAGTTTCTGAATAAAGTCCATAAGGACCAGTAGTTCTTGCTTTATTGAAATAGTTCTTAGCTTCTGGTAAAATATTACCATTGTTATCAAATAAATGATTTCCACCAGTCTGTTTATCTAATTCTTTTAAATAAGATTGAACATTATCAGTATCCCAATTATCATTAACATACTTAGTCCAAGCTTGATAAGAAGGCATAGCACGCATTTTATCTATGTCTTCTTGATTCATATTTTTTATGTAAGGAATATTAGGTGGCTGTTGGTTACTAGGAGAATACTCATTATTATCCCACAAGGTTTTCCAATCTGAGAAAGTATAATTATCAGTATTTATATCATAAGGAGTATCTGTGCCACTGAATTTATGTCCTCCATTTGCATAAGTATTTTTAGGACTACCATCCTCATTATAATAATCTTTCCAACCTTCTAATTGATCTGGTGTTCTATTTACTTTCCAATTATTATAATCATTAGTATAAGCCAATCTTTCTGCTTCTGTAGGGAACTTCATTACTTCAGGAGGTCTCCAAGCACGGTTATCATTAGGATCGATGTATTTAAAAGTACGTTTAGGAGCAGCTCCTACAGTAAAGGTTTGTCCAGCAGACCACTTACCTCCAGAGGTGCTATGTAATCTAGTAGTATCTACCTTATTAAAAGGTACATTGTATTGCTTACCTTTGGCGTCTGTTAAAGTATAATCAGAGTCCATATTATGTGTAGATAACTTAGCGCCTCTTTGTCCTAATATTGAAGCTAATGCAGGGTCTGTTACAACATTTCCACTTGCAATAATATAAGGATCATCTCCACCAAATTTATGGCCTCCATTACCAAATAAATTACCTCCATAAGAGTACATCATTTGATTAGGAGCTACTAATCCTTGCTGTGACATAGCCATTAAAGAATTAGGATCCACTCCTAAAGAAGCTGCTTGATTTTTTATATCTCTCATAGCTTTTTTTTGTGCTTGTTTATTTCTTACAATTTCCTGCTCTTCAGTAAGTTTGCTAGCCCAGTCATCTAATCCTCTTTTACTGATAGGATCATTAGGTCTTTCTTCAGATTCTTTTTGAATTGATTTAATAGCATCTGCGAAAGTCATTCCTTCCTTACCTTTGAGCTTATATTTCTTTATTACAGACTTAGGTACTTTAAGTCTATTACTAAATACATAATCATTATATATTACTTCACCTTCCTCTACTAAATTAGGAAGACCATCAGGAGCCATTCCCATAGGTACTCCTTCATTAGGATTGGCTTCATGAGTACCACCATTATTTATAGTTATTAAACCATTAGACCAATCTGCTCCATTAGTATGTAAAGGACCTCCGAATGCAGCATATGTAGAATTAAAAGCTTCTGATTGTGCTTGCATAAGATTATCTATATTATTATTTAAATTAGCAGTAGCTCTACTTTCTGCCTCTGCTCTAGCTTGTTGTAGTGCTCTGTTCTTTCTTCTAGCCTTGCCTTGCGTAAACCAGCCCCCTTCATAAACATTGCCTACATCATTCATTGTTTTAAGACCTTGAAGTTCATCAAAAGACTCTGCACCACCTTTATAAGAATTTAGATAATCTGTACCTGAATTAGCTTCTTGTAAAGCCTTTTCATCAGTCTTCATACCAAATGCAGCATCAGTTAAACTACCCAGTGCTTTAGTAGCACCTCCTGCAAGCATCAACCAAGGGTTGCCAGATTGTGCACCTGCTTGAAATAATCCCACACCAGCCTGACCCATTATAGAACCAGCTTCTGATGTCTTACCGTCTGCTAAATAATGTAGGGGATCTGCCATATCAAACAGACCGTTAGGGTTAGCTTCAGAAGCTCCTATAGAAGAAGCCATACCAGCCATCCCTCCTAACAGTTCTTTATTATTAGAAAGTCCTTGTTTAAACTTATCCCATTTTGTTGGATCTGCCATAATTGTATTATAGATTTTCTCTGTAAAAATAATATATTTAATTCTAAATCAAGAATATCTTACTGCTTATATTTCATATAGGAAGTATTTTTATTATAAAAATAAAGCCCAGCTAATGCTGAGCTTTATTAATTATATGTAATATTGAAGATTTAAATCATACAAGGCTACTTGTTTGTTCTCTGCTCTACCAGTAAGAGATACTTTACACCAAGGTCCTCTTATTCTATACATATATCTGCCATTGTTATTATGTATGTTATCTTTTTCAGTAGGCAGCTGTATTCTCCATATTCTGTTCTTCCTCTGTAGATTAGCATCTTTATGGTGATAAGATTTCTTATATGATTCATTCTTTAATCTCTGAAGTTTCTGAGAAGCAATTTGATATTCATTACTTACTGTAATTTCAGATAATATAGCATCGAAATCATACATAGTATAATCTATCTCTCCATTATCTTTTTTTACATTTAAAGTATCTACTCTATAATCTAAGTTAGTAAATATCTTTTCTGTATCTTGTAATCCAGAATCAGAACCATTACCTACTAAAGTGAAACTCCACTCTTTATAATTAGGCCTAAGTACCTTTAAGTTATCTTTATAAGGATAAATAGAATTATACTCTCCATCAAACATTATGTATAGTCTATTTTGGGCATCATCAGGTAACATTTCTTTAGGATAAAGATACTGACTTCTTATACCGCCTAAAGTGTATACTTTATTATTATAATGCTCTAATAAAGGCATAGCAGGATAATCATAGAATGATACAAACTGTCCAAACTTTTCTGAATAACACAAACATGTATTATAATATACTATATAAACATCTTTATATAATTCATCATATAAAAGTTTTATAGGAATATGATAACCACCTATGACTTCTCCATTAACACGATTATTATCATCAAACCAAGAAGACATACCGCAGGTAGTTGTTAAATCCTTAAGAGTATCTCCTAAATGAAATAAATGCTTTGTTACAGAATCTATAAAATAAATACCAGTAGGAGTATTAGCAATTAAAAATTTATCAGAGCATCCTACACCATCACTGAGATATTGTACACCGTCTACTTTATAGTTATTAGCTATTTCAATAGGCACTCCGTCAGATACAGGTATTTGAACTCTTGAATTAAACAGTATTACACTTATGCCCTTTTCTTGGAAACAATATAATCTATCTTTATTCTTTACTATAGCAACAATAGGTCCTTTAGATCCTTCTACATTATAAGTAGAAGCAAGAGTAAAATTAGTCCAAGAATCTATATCTGCTGTAGGTTGCTTCTCTTTAGTCCAAGTAAACTGTGTTGGTAAGTTTTCAGAGTAATTAGTATCATTTAAAATTCTATAACTGAAGAAATTATTATGCTGTGAATATACTTCATTAACAGAATTAAAGGCTTCATTAACAATGGTTATATCATTTCTTCCTCTGTTTCTATCCCATCTACCATCAATGTTTACATATGTCTCAAGCATGAAAGAACCTATTTCTACTAATTGATTTATATCATCTGTTGATCTAGCATTTGTTTTTACACAATCCCATCTTTGATAATATGTATCACCGTATGCATAATGTAATATAATATTTTCACCTTTTTTCAAGTCTACAGACTCTCCACAAGGTATCCAACTATTCTGTAATAAAGCAGCTTTTAGAGTACCTCTAAACATAGTGCTTCTATAGTCAGGCTTGCCTTTAATACCTTCTCCTGGAACTCTAATTTCTGTTATATTTAATGCAGGCTCTCCAAACCCTTTTAATAAAGACACGCTACCATCTTTATCCTCTCTATCTGTCCAATGCAAAAATAAACAGTTACTTGTTTTATATGTAACAGGTACCACTTGATTTTCAGTTTTTGTACCTTCTTTCTGCAAGTATTTAAGGATTTCAATTTTAGGATGACGAGTGTAATTATATTTATCATAAAAGTAAGACTTCAGCGAGAATATTCCTGAAAAAGACGCAGGATACTCACTAAATGTACCCAGATAAAACGTGTCAGAACTCATATAAGCAGCACGTACTTCACCATTATAAAGTCTAACTAAAGAAAAAGGATCATTATAAATAGAGAAACGGTTATATATACTGCCTAAATTAAAATTATCAAATGTTTCAGATTTAATTACTTCGCCTTCTTTTTGCCAAACGAGGGAAAAAGATATATTAGGCCAAATATATTCACCCTCAGCACACTGTTGTGTTCGTTCCCTAAAGTCCACTAATGCAAGATACCCATAAGCATCTACAGTAGAATAACTGTAGTTTACAATTTTATTAAAAGTAGAATCAGTACCTTTTAATTTATCATATATTAAATTATTACATAAATAAATCTTGTTAAATTTTACATCTTCTAAAGAGGAATCAAAATCATATGTGGTGTTTGCATATCTAATATTAAGAATTTGCTTTTTTTTCAGGTCAGCATAAGGGCTATCTCCATTAAAAGTATCATTTATTAAAGAGCCTTTTCTTTGCCAGAGATAAACAGGCCAGCACATAAAAGCATCAGGGTCATTTGAGCTATCTCCAGGATCAAATTGTATTTTAACATTAGTATTACCATTCTTTCCTACAGGAGTATCCCAAAAATAATAACCTGTAGAAGCTCCAAAACCTCCAATATAAGTATGTTGACCACAAGTATTATCAGTGTAACTCCAACCTGAAATTCCATCATTATTTATTTGTATGCCTACATTAGAAAAAGTTTTAGTTACAGTAGCTTCACCAACATGCTTATATACTAAATCATTGAGACTATCATCTTGAGAAAAATAAGTATTAAAATCAAATTCTATATCTGGAGAATATATATTAATAACTCTATTGCTTCTCCAACACCAATCATCATAACTTACATGCTGCATTTCTAAGGCTTGTACATCTATCCCTATCATTCTGCCCCCATCGTATGATAGTGGGTTTTTTTCGTTTATACCGCTTCCTAATACTAAAGGGAAATAAGTATTACCTTTTATGCCTGCCAAGTGGGCTTTATAGCTAAGTGACTCTGTATGTGAGAATACGGGACTTTTTATGGTGGGGTACATATTACCTGTAAATCCTGCCCATTTTAGATCTGCGGTCATTTCAACCTTGTTAGCTCCTGCAACATCCTCTGTTGTATATTTACCCTTACCATCCCCTACACTACTGAAAAACCAATCAGGGTAACATTCTCCTCTTTTTACAGAATTCTCACTACACAATGTATTAGCAGCTATACCTTGGCATATTACTACTCTATCTTGAGGTTGAGGAAATACTACAACAGGTCTTACTTTCTTGTAATAATTAAAAAAATCTTTACTATTTAAAATCGCATTATTAAATATCTCTTTATTTAAAGTAGCTTTAATAGTAGGTAAAGTAGTTTTAAATTTATCATTATCTATTAAACTGGAAGTAGGAGAATTTAATTCTTGGAAGTCTCCTATAAATATAGGTTCTGACCAGTTACCAAATTTGTCTTGAAATTGTATTCCGCATCTATAATAGTTACTACGTTTAAATCCTCCACAAGGAGTGCTTTTCTCTAATTTACTATCAGAGTATGCAGTTAGTTGATTGGTATATGCATAGTCTGCATTACAATTCTGTGGGTTAACTTTTTTAGAAAATATATTTCTAGTATAAGATTCTAATTTAATATAACTTGAATTTGGGTTTGTCTCATCTATTCTAAAAACATCTCTAATATCTTGAGTCAAATTAAACTCAGATAAGAATAAATTACCCATAAACAAAGTGCCATCTTTTGCTGCTATAGTTTGTCCTATAACATTTTTAGAACCTTTGTATAATAAAGACTGTGCCTCTACAGCTTCTCCTGTATAGTTGGTATCAATGTACTCTAGTTGATTAGTATCTAAGCCTTCTAAAGGTATATCTACTACTTTCTTTGCTATAACATCACCATTTAAAGAAGTTCTTATAAGAGAATATATTCTACAATAATCAAAAGAAGTATCTGGGTTCTTCACTTTAATAGTAAAAGTATTAAAAGATTTTGATTCAGGGCTACCTCCTCTAGTATTATCTTCTGTTATGTATAACAGAGGAGAAGTGTAGAAAATAGCAGATTCTACACCTGTGTTACTGTAGTAAGTTAAAGCATACTGAATTACACCATTGGGGAAATTACCATAAGTATTTTCAGTGTTTTTTCTTATAGTGACTTCTTCTTGTAATTTTAATTCTCTAGAAAAATCAAATTGAGTATCTTCCTCTTCTCTTATCTTATCACTAACTATATTAATAACTCTAGTAGGATTAATACCATCTACCCAATATACTTTTTGGATTTTCTCATTCTCATAATCAGAAAGAGTTTGTATCTTATTAGTCTCAGAGAATTTTAAATTTCCATTGTATAAAGTTTTACAAGAGTTTGCAGTATCATTTATATTTTCAGCTGCTAAATCTACTCTTAAAATAGAATCAGGTTTTTCTCTGTCTTCAATTTTAGTACTATGACTAAATATAATTAAATATTGATTAATTATAGCATGTCCTAAATAATTACCCTTTAATTGAATCTCAGTTCTGGTATTACCCTTCTCATTAGAGATTATTTGTAAGTTAGATTTATTGAATCTTGCATCTAGTCTTATATTTTTAGCATCATACAGAAAGCTTGAAGGATGTCTTAACATATCTTTATCCTTCTGCATTCCTGTAAATGCATGATGTTCATTAAGTTGCTGCATATTAATGTATTATTATATGTTCTTTACTTCCTTCATTTAAATAACCATGCTGGTGGTCATTAGTAGCATCTGGTAAGAATTTATTCCACATATTACTAATAGCTTCCATCTGATCTATAGTAGGTCTTATCAAATCTGTTTGAGCTTGTCCTACAGCCCAAGCATATTGAGATTTTGTATTTTCATAAACTACATGAGAAATTCTTCCTTCATCAAATAATACAGTGAAGAATTGTAATTTTATATAAAGCTCTAGAGCTCTTGTGTACATACTATTATCAGGGATTAAAGGGTATCCATCTTCATCAACAGGTAAAGCCATATAAGCTATTTCAATCATACCATTTCTAATAGAAGTGATAATACAATTCCCTTGCAGTTTATATGTAAGACCTCTATGCAATTCTTTTTTAGGACTCATATGAAAAGAGTCTGTACTGTGTCTAAAATACTCAAACTTATTACCTGCTTTAGGAAGAGTTCTTACTTGTATGACTTGATAAAAATCACATGGTAAATAACCTCTATAATCTTTTATTTCTATAGGCTCTGTCTTCTCTATAAAAGAAGGAGGAGTACCTACTATTCTAATAAAGTCAACTGCATAATCTACTACAGTTTCTAATTGAATATCTGATAGTAGAGGATGCCTTGTCAACCTATCCATTATAACCTTAATGCTTATAAATTCCATGATTCTTAGTTATTGATAAAGTGTCTATATTATATTCTTTAGCTCTCTTAGAAATTTTATTCTTAAGTTCTCTAGAAGGAGTAAATTTATAAAAGATTTTATTTTTATAAAAACAGAAAGATTTATCATAAAGTAATTTATATCTCTTTAATCCATTAAATCTGATTAAAGTTTTTTTGTTATAAGCCTCAGAATCTCTTTCCCATTCTTTTAAAGTTTCTCCCCAATCTATAGGTATTGTTGTGACTAGCTTATTATTTTCATCTAACTCTAATCTAGAGTTATAAGAAGCTAATAATATTTTGCCCATTCCAAAAGGTAGTCTTATTGACTCCCCTTTTAATATTTTTTCTTGCAAAGCAGTATTAATTAATCTTACAACTCTACCTAATTGCAACTCTGTTATTTCTTCCTCAACTATTGGCCATTTATTCTTTTTAAGCCATAACCAAGCTTCTTTAATCCCTCTAGAATTACTAATAGTAATGTTTCTTTTCTCAGAAACTTTTAATATTTCCTTTCTAAAATCTGCCATTATCTACTTCTGATATTTTGCACCTCTTGAGTATCAGGAGCCTTATCATCTGTACTATTATTCAAAGTATCCTCAGGTATTGCAACATACTTAGATAAGTCTTGTATTATAAGCTGTATTAAAGGTTGTATTAAACCTTCTTCTAGTGGGAATACATTATCTAGTACATCACATATAGCATCTTCTCCACACTGCAATTCAGGTGTAGCAGCTTTTCTACTGTCTTCAAATACTCCTGTTAATTTTACTTTTTGTAAATAATATACTTGAGGATTACCACTCTTCATATAAAGATGATTATCTGGAGCTATAGTACCATAAACCTGGTTCTTTAAAAACTTATTGTGATTTACGTACTTAAATCTTTCATTATTTATAAAAGCAAAATTACCCTGAAAATAATCCAATGAAGTTAATTTAGGATTACCTACTTTTATTAAATAAGGTATCTCTTGGATGGATTTCATATAATCTTTGCCTTCACAAGGGATACCATTAATAGCAGGTACTTGCTCTAAATCCAAACAAATAGTTTGAAAGTTACTTTCTGGTATTTCTTTCTTTATATCTTTATAATTCTGTTTGAGCAAAAGTGCTCTATATTTATCTAATAAGAATAGTACATGCTCTTCTTGAAAATAACTATCATCAGATTGTATTTTCAATGCATCTAATATCATATAGATAACTTCTTTATAAGTGCTCATATTATATTGTATTAAAACACAGTTACCTTACAAAGATAAATATATTACTTAATCTTTGCAAGGTAATAGTGTAATCATTATTATTTATAAATTTTATACTTAGGCTTTTAGCCTTATATCATCTAACTCTGTATGTCTTAAATTACTATCTTCAGTAAGTCTTGGTATTATAGGTCCTTCAAAATAAGGATGACCAAAAAGATTATCATGTCCATATTGTTTAGGGAAAGGTATTAAACAAGTATTTCCATATAAACAATATAAAGCTTCTTGTATTGTTCTGTAGTCTTGGTTAGTAATAAACATCCTCATTTCTCCATTAAGAAACTCTTCTATAAAGAGATATACAAGTAGCTTATTTACATCCTCTTGGTTCTTATAACCAAATTGTACTAAGGCATTAAAATAGTAACCTAATGAAGTCAAAGCTTCCTCTGATAATTTATGTTCCACAGGCGCATCCTCCCTTAGAATAAGTAGCTCTTAATTTACCACTAAAGAACCATTTGAAGTATTTAATAGCTTCTTCATAATTACAAGTTCTTATTGCTAATTCAAGAGCTTTTAATCTTAAAATGTAATTAGTAAAATTAGGAGAAACAGAGCAATTTCTAGTTACCTCTTTTATGTTATACATAGCCTCCTGGTAGAATGGATACATATTTACTACAGTAGCCATTGGGTACTTATCAATATATTTACATGGTGCATCTTCTGTAGGAGTTCCAGTAGTAAGAACATATACAAACAATAAATCTCTTAAAGATATATTTCTAAGTTTTTTACCATCTTGTCCATAGTAAATAAAATCCTCTTCTTTAAGAATTACTTTTAAATGCTTTGTTTTAAGCTCTTCATTGTTTAGCACATCATCTTCAGGATACTGAAAACCTTCACCACTATACTGATAAGAATTAGGTATAAAAGTTCTTTGGTTATCTATAGCAATACCTGTAATATAAACATCCTTATAATAAGGCTCATCAATAACACTTACATCTATTATAAGGCATTTAGAGTCTTCTGTTATTCTTAATTCATTAAATTGTATCATATGTATAAGTATGTTTAGTTATTATAAAGGGGAAGTTTTAGGCTTCCCCTTTATACAAAATATTTAAAATGTTTTATTAACCATTACCACTAGTATCATCACCCTCGTCATCATCACCTGCAGCAGCATTGCTAACTGGTATTACAGTAGTACCTGCAGCAGTGTTAATAGCACTAACAATGCTAGCAGTAACACCTGACGCATCTGTAGGAACTAAGATAGTCAAATCCTTCTCTGACTTCTGAACAGCATGATTCTCACCTACATAAGCATAGTGAATACTGATAACATCATAAGTCTTAGTAGGATCTACAAGGTACTTAGTAGGGATATAGTTAGGGAATCCAGACAGTCTGTACTGGTCACCACGCTCACCCATATAGAAATACTCATAGTCAGCTATAAGCTTACCATTACCTATTGTAGCACCATCTGAGTAAGCTACTTCACCCCATACAAAGTCTACATCATTGAACTCAATAGTAGTAGGCTCTACAAAGAATGATACAGGTCTCTGCTGCTTAACTCCAAGAATCCAATCCTGCTCTACCTCTGTAATAACTACTCCTGTGTAAGTACCAGTAAGAGCAGACTCCTTAGTAGTAGGTGTTACTTCTACATTTGCACTAGCAGTCTTAAGTTCTACCTTAACAAGCTGTACTGCCTCTCTAGACATGTTCTTAGCAACACTTACTGCCAACTTCTTGTAGAAATTAGAAGCGGTCATTCCTGCTACTCCATGTACTGCACCATACTTCCAATACTGATTTTCAGGAGAAAGAGAGATAACTTGATCAAATCTGATTCTCAATACATACTCTCCGGTAGTAGTCAGAGCGCTGTTATTAAGAAGATCTGCATTAAGAGTAACAGTAGCTACCTTCAAAGGTCTTGCCATAGCAGCTGCTGGTGTGTTCTTACCATAAAGAATATTCTTTACATCAATAAGATCACTACGAGTTAAACCTCCAGCACCTACCTGCTGTACATAAATAGACTCTCCTGTAGCATCCTTACCTACTGTAAGAGTACCCAAAGCATCTGTCTTAGCCACTGCTGTACTTTTATAAGCATTAGCTACATAAACTTGATTTACTTGATTTGTTGTGAATACATTCATTGTGTTTAAAAATTAGTTAAACAATAAAATTAATTAATTATTTACATTTGTAGTAATTCTTCTTCCAACCAGAGCTAGCTCTACAGCTTTTTGTAAAATAGCCTGGTGTAGTAAAGAGTGCAATAAACACTCTGTCTTTTCTGACTTACCATTAATAGTCAAACCATTAGGTAAATCTTCCAATATAATTGGTTCAGGCTTAGAAATATATCTAATTAAATATTCTTTTATATCATATTTAGATATGAGCTCTAGCACACTATTACCATAATCTAATCTTAATACTTTATAATCAGTAACACCTCTAAAAGGATTGTTTCTAATTCTAGCATATTCATCTTGTGTTACAGGATACACCTTTGCTATTACACCATCTTTAGAACAAGGCTTCTCTTTATCATCCTCATAAATAACCTGCTCTAAGGTAATAAAAGCTACTGAATTATCCAACTCAAAACAGTAAGATTTATCTGTTAGAGTATTTTCCTTCTCTACAGCTTCATCTTTTGTATATACTCTAGTTTTAACCAAAGCCTCTAAGTATCTTCTAATCTCTTCAGAAGCTTCAAAAGACTTGCCTAAAGTACCTTTATAAAGACTAAGCACAATCTCTTCTTGAGCTCTAGTTAAATATACAGATTTCTCATACTCATCAAGAGCTACTTCTTGAGGAGAGTTTTGACTTCCAAAAGGAGGTCTTACACTGTAAGTATTTAACAGTACTGTAAAATTATTACTAAATTCTTCGTTAGTCATAATAACAATTATTGTTGTTGCTGTTGTCTTGCTTGAGCAGCTGTAGTTCCTCCCCAAGCTAATTTAGCTAATGTTACTGCTCTCTCTAAAATCTCATAATGAGTTTCTTCTGGCATATCTGTATTCTGCTGTTTGTTTCTACCATCTATAATGAGATTGTTACCATAAGAAGCAAGATCCTCTAGTATAATAGGCTCAGGTTTCTTTACATATTTTATATAGTATTTAAGTGGAGTGTTTACTATTTCTTCTCTACCTAAATTGTCTATTTTTGTTTTAGTCTTTTTATAATTGCCTATCAGTTCTATATAAAAGTCCTCAGGAGTACCATTATAATCACTCTCTTTTATACTAGAGTTTTGACCACTAAAAAACACTCTCCATATAAGCCCTTTTAAAGGGTATTTATAAGGTTTAGAAGATAGCTTTTGGTATTCTATATAATTAATAGGAATTACAGTATATTCCTTACCATCATCATCTACAGCTCTCTCATTCACAGGTAATAAAAACCTTTTATCAGGAGAATTGAACTGAAATATTTGACTATCTTCCTTAAGTACATAAGGAGCCAATTGAGGTTCTTCTTTTAATGTGCCATAAAAGGAAGGTGCTACTGCCACTATCAATGGAGTAAAATCATATTGTCTTTTTCTACTACCATCAAAACCGCCTCCCTGAGCATCTGTTAAAGGACTGAAATATTCCTTTAACAGCATGTTCTGGGCTCTTGTCAAAAAGACAGATTTCTCATATTCATCTAAGCCAGGAGCCTGGTTAGATGATATGTTATTATACATTACATCAAATTCTATACTAAACTCTCTTAATGTCATACTTTAAGTTTTGCTTCAATTGAAAACTTTAATTCTTGGTTCTTAGGAAGACCGATAAACTTAGCAGCTATGTTAAATGTAGGATCCTGTCCTGCATCACACAAAGGAGTATTAGTTTCTTTCAAATATAAGAAGTTACCCCTAGAAACAACTAAACCAGCTTCCATAGCCTTCTTTAAAAGAATCTTATTATCTAACATAGGATCTCTTGCAACCTGCAAGAACATCTTGGTATTAGACTCAAGAATCTCGCCAATCTTACCTTGTAAGAACTCTTTCTTACTATTAGCAGCAGTAGGTCTACCATCAATAGTCTCGATAATCATTCTCATCTTATCAACATCTTCATTGATCTTACCAAATTCCATATAAGCTTGTGCCTTAAGAGTAACCTTAGTATTAGCAACTTTAGCATTATCATTATCACTAACTATAACAAACTTATAAGTAGCTTTTGGTTTATCTTGAAGAGCTTGCATAGAAGGAGCCACTTGATCCTTGTTAGCTAACAATATCTTGTATTTTATATAATCAATAGGATTAGATAAATCTAAAGGGTTATCTCCCTTCTTAAGCTCTATTCTGCCTATACCTTGCTCATTAGCATCACTCCAGAAATTATTAGTTCTATTATGTACACTAAGAGCATTCGCTTCTAATCCCAACTTATATTCTAAAAATTTCTTCTCATTTTTAGTAAGGACATCTGCGTATCCTCCAGATCTAAGAAGTGGTGTTGTAAATAATACTCTAGAACCTTCTGCCATACCTCCATAAAGCACATGCCTTGGATCTGTTACCATACCTCTAGCTCTAGATATAAATCTTACAATAATCTTTTCATTTTTAAGACAATTTACAAGATTGTCTCTTTCCTGAGATAAAAGAGTAGTAGTAGTGTTTACTGATTCTTCCTCTTTAATAGCAGCAATATCTACAGGGATTCTTTCCTCTGTATTTATAGTATCTTCATCTAACACTATTGTTTCTGCTTTTTTTGTTTTCTTCTTCTCTGATTCCATATTTCTCCTTTATTAATTGATTAATAATTAATAAATAGGGAGGAGTTTTACCTCCTCACCTATTTATTATTGTTTATAAATTATCCCTGCAATACTGAAGGAATTATTGACATTGTTCTAGTTGGGTCAAGAACACATACACCAAGAGTAGCATACTTGTGGATTACAGCAGCATCCTCATCAAATGATGCATAAGGGTTATTAGCCTCTCCTGTGAATGGGTTTCTGAAAGGTCCCCACTGATAACCACGATACTCAGGCTCTCCCTTAACAGCACACTTGAAGATGTTAGGCTGATCCATAGTACCAATATCCATAATATCATATCTGTAAGAGAATGCTGGACCACCCTTAGGGTGCTGCATCTTGTTTCTTACTGGATCATCATAGAATGGGTCTACCTCAATCTTAAGAGTAATACCGTTAGGTGCCATATACTCTACAAACTGGAAGCCTGCCTTAAGAGCATTCTTATGAAGTGGGCTATCTACTTTATCTACTACATTCAGAGCATCACCGTTAAGAGTAAACGTTGTCCACCCACTTACTTCCTTCTTAATAGCCTTATGGAACTGAATAGCACCCTTCTCACCTGTACGCATTAAGAATACTCGATTCTTAAGATCAAGCTCTCCATAAGAGAGGTCATACAGAGCCTCCTCAATAAGCTTCAGTGAGAAATCGTTGTAATACAAAGTATTAGCAACTTCCATCTGCTCATAAAGACCTGCACCTGTCTTGATGACATTACCAGACTTACCAATGTTTGAATACTCACCATTGCTATTTCTATTAGAACGACCAAATGCTAAAGCATTGTTCTTATAGTCAGCAAACTGAGTTTCAACTGCATAGTCTACACAGTGCATCCACATGTTAGTAGTAGTCTTCTTATTGTCTACAATAATAGGTACACCTACTGCAAGCTTCTTATTAAGCTTGTTACCAGGCACCTTATGCTTGATTCTGATATGAGAGAACTCATTTCTCATAGCTACAGGAGCAGCGAATCTAACATCACCTACCTCTCTAGACATTTCAGCCTCTACATAAGCTGTTTCTACACTGAACAACTCACCAGCAAGCAGACGCTCTGCAGGTACACCATCAGTATTACCACCAGCAAGTTCTACCTTATAAACTGCATTAGTACCTTCCATACGAGCAGAACCTAAGATTCTAAACTGGTACAATTCATTAAGATTACCTACAATGTACTCACCGTCAGCAAACCAATCCTTGCCAAAAACAAGATAGAAAGGAGCAGTGCCTGCACCTACGTTATTACTGTTCTCAGTAACAACTGAACCATTCTCATCTCTTGCTTCAATCAAAGGAATGTTCTGACGTGTACTTCCCACTACATCCCAAGTATACTCATCTGAAGTATCAAACTCTCTTGTAGGGAACTTAGACAATAAAGTATCTAATGTTCTACCTCTCTGAAGAGCTAACAACTGTACCATGAGATTACTTGCCTTCTGTGGGGCAGTAGCAAAAATAGCTCCTAAGTGATTGTCCTTAGTAGTGCCCTTCCAAGAAGTAAACTCTTGGGTTTGAAATTTTCCTAATAAATTTTTTGACATATTTTAAAACTTTAAGGTTGATTATAAATCTAATTTAAGTCCTGTGCTTAAAATAGAATCTTCACTACTTGCTCCACTAGTAAATCTTAAATTACCAAAAGAATCTCTTTTTGTTGTGTTCAACTTGTTCTCCAAATCAGAGAATCCTTTTTTAACCTCTTTCTTTACTTTTTTGTTTACCAAACCATCAATTGTTTTGAAACCATCTGTGATAGCATAGATAAATCCTATTTTAGCCAAAAACTCTTCACTATTATCTAATTCATATTTCTGTACTGCTGTGTAGTATTCTCCTGTTTCAGGATCTCTGTAAATAGGCTTACTTATAGCATCAAATGCTTTCTGCCTCATTTTATCAGTTATTTCTACATCACCAAACAGTTTAACATCATCTTCAAGCATAGACTTTTTAAGTCTTTTAGCCTTCTCTTCTCTTTCTCTCTCAACTTGTCTTCTCTCTTCTTTAGCCTCATTTAGAAGATTAGAGTACTCATCTTTGAAAAATACTTTATTACTTTCTAAAGCTTCTAAAGCATCTTCAACATCAGTACCATTATCTATAGCTCTATTAACCGCTTTTGTAGCCCTTTCTTTAGAAAAGCCTCTGTTTATATAATCTTGATACAAAAGTCTTTTTCTAATATTTTCACCTTCCTCATTCTCAGCCTCAATATCTGCTTTGCTAAGATTATCTAAATAACCAAGCAGGTTTTCATACTGCCTAATTTTAGAAACCTCTACATTGTTATTAAGAGCCTCTAATACCCTTTGCTGTTGTTCATCCAAGCCTGCTTTAATTTGATTGTCTATAGCTTCTCTCAAATCTTTTGCAGACTTAATATTTTTTACTTCATCATCAGCAAGGTCTGGGAAGATACCCTCCTCTACAAAAGCATTGGCTATGGAAGAGAAGAAGTCAGGAGAACCACTATTTTCTGTAGAAGTGGTATCCTCCTCATCCTTACTATTTCTTTCATTACCTACGCTCTCTGGTTTCTCCTCAAACATACTATCAGGATCAACCTCAGTAATTTCTTCTTGATTCTTGTCTTTGTCTTGATCTTCTGTTGAATCTTCTTCTAATTTAGTTTTTTCATCTTCTTCAGAAGATTCTCCAAACAAACTCTCTATCTGAGAGTCATCTAAAATTGCATCTAAATCTAAACCTTCCATATTAACTTCTCCTATTTAGTTTATAATTATGTTGTAAAATTATTTAAACTTATTATATATCACTCCAATAAAAGTATTTTACTTCCATTTAAGAAGTATTTTATATTTATTTATCCTAAGATGTTTTTAATTCCTATAGATAAAAAGGTTGAAAAAAATGCTATCATTTCCAACCAAAAAGTCTTGCATTGTTTCCAAGATTTAGTAATAAAAATTAAAATAGCTACTATCAAAGTAATTACAGGAACTTCCCAATACTGCTGGTTTAAGATTTGCCACAGCAAAGCAAATACTGCACATATTATAGCAAATATCTGATGCCACTTATTATCTTCTCCTTTAAATACTGGGGCTGCGCCTACAAGTAATAATCCGCCACAAGCTAGAAATGTGCTAAAAGTGAATATATCTTTAGTAACACTAAACCATAAAGGCATTATTAAAAATACTGTTGTCCACATAGCAATAGTAAAAATATACCCTTTAGGTTTACCGCCGTATTTATAGAAAGAATCTGATAAGGATGGTAAGATACCAAATTTAATTGTAGCTACAATTACATAGCTAATAAATAAAATTACTCCTATTAAAAATGCTATAGTCATTACTTTTGATTTAAAGATAATACTTGTCTTCTATTTCTAGGCCCATAACTTACATGAACCCACGCTCCACCATTCTCCCATATTAATTGATCAAAAGGCAACTTCAAGGATTTAATTAAATCAAATAAAATCTTATTTTCTGATTTATTACCTCCTGTAATATCTGCTGCTTGACCTAATACATGCTGGCTGGTAGCACTACCCCCTACAGCTTTATTAAGCTTAGGACATCTATAACCACTATTGACTCTAATAGGTTTTCCGTAAACAGTCCTCAAAGGGTCTAATACATTATCTACTAGTTTAGTTAAGTTTAGTTGTATTTCTTTTGTAGGAGTATTATCTATTTTCTTAGCTATTGCTGTAGCTGATTTTGTCAGCTCCTCTAATGTAAAATATCTCATATTGTATTAATTATAAATTAAATACTAATTTCTCAGGATAACCCTCGGTATAATTGTAGTTGACCAACTCCTCACAAGTAGTTAGTGTGTTCACAGCTTCCTTATGTTCAAAGGTTTTAGTAAAACATTCTATCGCATACACCTCTATATCAGCCAACATTGATAGTAGTTTTGTTGGTGCTACTGGAATAACCCCAATACCCTCTACACACAAAGGGTAATCACCTAGTTCTTTATCTAAATAAGTTTGAACCGCACCCCTTAGTTTAGGTCTTTCTGTATCTCCGTCAAGCCACATCCCAATGTCGTTTATTATAAACTCATTGACTGCACTACTTGTGTCATAATCTTCTATCTTTTCAAGCACATTCTGCCTTGTGGCTTCCAAGTCTTCAACCCACGATATTGTTATCGTGGTGTCACTCTCAACGTAGTTCTCTCTGTACACTATCTCAGTGCCTTGCGGATATGGCTCACGCACTATTTGTTTGTAGCCGTATTGCAGATATATTGCCGCATCGGTTGTGATTATCTGCTTCTCTCCATCTATAATCACGCTCGGTGCATAGACGAGTCTGTTATTCTCTATTTTTCCGAATTTCCTGTTCATAGTTGTTTTGATTTAGAAGTTTCCGTATAAGAAGTTCACGCCATTTGCGCTTGGAGAGAACACATCGTTGACTACATCAAGCATTCCTGGTATGCCCTTATCAACGTAAGGGCAGAAGTCACGAACAAGCACGTCGTTGTCGTCGTAGATGTGGACACGTCCAAGCCTCGTTTCATTCGGTGTTGCACTGTAACTCCCTATCTGATGCACGGCGAATAAAGCCACTGTCTGCACGCAATCAAAGGTCCGCACAGCTTGCTGAGTAGTATATGTCACGCTGTCGCTCAGTCGTGTCAGTGTGTACACGATGTTCGCACCAGACACTCTGCTGGTGTAGCTCAAAGCCGTGTCAGGATTGCGGCTATTAAGCATGATTGCTGTTCCCCCTGTACCGTAAGCGCAGTAGGTATGCTGATTAGGTGTTATAGCATAGTATGACTTCTTGCTCTGCACAACACTTAACGCAGTCTCGTCGCTCGCCCCGAAGAAAAACGCATTACCCGTGTAATAGAGGTAGTCTATCTCAATGCCGTATCTACCGTTGAATGTTACGCCGGTGTCAATATACTGCCCTCTGCCGTCTGATGCTATCCAGTCGCAAAAACCTGTATAACCTCCATTCTTGCCTAACATGCTGTTATATATCTCATCTATCTTTCTCATACTAGGTTATATTTAGTGTACACCGCATATCCGTTTCTAATGGCGATTTCCCAGTGTTCGTTATTACTAAAAGCTGGAGTATCAGCAAAGATTATATTCTGGATAGTTATTGTTACAGTGTTTGATACTGCTGTATCAAATGATACAACTGAAGTGCCTGTTGCCCCAATTAATGTAAGTGTATTTATTGCCTCGCTAGCTGTATATATAGTATTATCTGCAAGTGTTAAAGATGCATTATTTGTAAATGTCTGCGACAAAGCTTTATCCTCTTTACCAGAAATATCAACTGTACAAGATACTGTATTATTAGTAATATCAATTCCAGTTCCGGCTGATAGTGTGTCCTGCTTATTATTAAGTAAAGAGTCTGTTTCTGTCTTAGTATATACATCAGCTGCCTTAGCTACTGTATTATCAACACTAACCACATTATTAGTAATGTCAATACCATCACCAGCAGATATAATATCTTGTTTATCATCTAATAAATCATCTGTTTCACTCTTAGTATATGCATCTACAGGTGTAAGAGAATATATATTATGATTTTTACCATCAATACTAAGAGTTCCTAGTCTAGTACCTTCTGTAACGTTAGGAGTATAAGACACTTTACTACCACCACTCTCTATTACTGATATAACTCCATCTGTTATGTCTATACCCTTACCTGCAATATAAGAACCCATGGGACCAGGGTCTCCTTTAGGTCCCTTCATACTTTCTAGCCACTCTTCTTTAGTGCCTTTAAAACCTAAAGAGACTGCTATATCATAAGCACTATTGCCTATAGTAGTAACAGCCCCTTCAATCATTAATTGCATATCTCCATCAGGAGGAGTAGGTAATTCTATTTTCTTACATGCTACTATAATAGCATCTTTAAATCTGCCTTGATTTCTTAAAATGCTAGAAACTTGCTCAGCATTTCTAGCTCCTATAATAGCATAACCATTGCCATACTTATGAGTATATTGGGCTAAATATAAATCGTACATAATGTATAAATATTAAGCGTCTTTTTTATTCTGAGTTTTAGCTTTTGTCTGCTTTTTTCTCAACGCACAACTCATATCTGTACATATAGTATTCATAAGTTCAAATACTTGTTGCCTTAATTGTCTTATTTCTTCCTCTAATAAATCATTTCTTTTTAAAGTCTCATCTAGCCTTTGCTTATTATCATCAGATAATTGAGTATAAAAAGCTAAAGAGTCCTGCATGTTTTTTATTAGAGTGCTATCTACTTCTGAATAGTATTTCTTTTTAGTAAAGAACCAAGAAGTCCATCCACTAGCTATAGTGGTAATAATACCGACCACACCTGTAACAATAACCTGAATATTTATTTCTTCTAGCATTATTTTATAACTTTTACAAATTTACTTTTTTTATTAGTTACATAAGGACTCTTCTCTTCTATATTAACTTCAGTAACCAAATGCTTTTTTTGAAACCATCTTATAAAGAATATTTTAGATCTTTTATTATTATATTCTTTTTTAGTATTTATGATTACATACTGTTCATTTTTAAAAGTAGGAGAAACCTTAATTTCAGAGGGGTATTTTAAAGAGAGTTCTAAACTATACCAAGGGTCTATTATTGCTGTGTCTATTTTTATCCCCTCTTGAAATAAGGTATCTTTAAATATTATAGTATCTACTTTTGATATTTCTGATTGTTGATATTGTAAAGCTTCTATTCTTTTATCTTTAATCTTTAATTCATCTACTACTTTCAATAGTTTTTTGTCTATACTATCATTACTACATCTAAGCTCATCAATAGTTAATTGATATTGTCTAAGTTTATTATTAGCATCAGAATTCTCTATTTGGTAAGCTTCTACATTTTGCTGGGAAATATAATAAAGATTTTTATATTTCTTATATTGTTTAAATAATATAATTCCTCCTAAGAATAAAAGTCCTATTATTGTTATTAGAGCTATATATTTATATATAGTATTCATACTTTTAATATTTATGCAAATATGATAAAAAATATTGAGAATAAAAAACTTTTAGCAATTAACTTTTATTAATAAATATACACTGAAGTTAATAAACCCCAGTGTATATCATTTCTTTAAATACTCTATGCATTTTTTGTACAATATAGCCTATTAAATAAGCTGCTTCTTCACTGTCTTCAGGTACTTTATAATAGGAACAGATATGTGATTGAACATGTTTAGCTTCATGAACTATAGTATTTAAAAACTGTTCTTGATTGGTAGTGTCTGTTATCCCTACTATACTAGTTTTTTTATTACTATTAGTATAAGTAAAACCAGTATCTTTTTTACCTAAATAAACATTGTATAATACTATAATTTTCCAATAGCCATTTATATCAATGTCTTGTCTAATCATAGCATAGATTCCCAATCAATAGCAATACCTGTATATGACATATCAGCATACCACCTATTAAAAACAATTCCATCATAAGCATCTGGATCATCAATAACATCTTTAACATATAAAGCTAAGCAATGCTCATCTTTTATAGAAGAACCAAAGAAGTCTGCTTTACACATATTAGCTACATATGCAGCATCATATAATTGATTATTCTCTAATTTAACTCCTTGCAGTTTTATGATGTTATCTACCTCATTTTTACTATAAGGAATTAAAGGTTCTTTTTTTCCATTAGTTACTTTATACATTTTTTCTACTGCAAACTCAAAAAGCTTTCTATTAAAATGAGGGCCATAATTTCTCATATAGACAAGCATAGCTTCAGGGTATTCATCATATTGTGTGAAGTTTTCTCTTTTCATAATTATTAAAATTAAAAGAGCAGGGAGTTACCCCTGCTCCCTAGTTTTACATTCCTTTTCTTCTATAACCGTATCTACGATTATATCTTTCTGCATATTCAGGTTCTTCATCTCTATAAGATCTTTCTAAGTATTCCTCTTCATACTCTTTAGAATCTTCAATACAGTCTACAATCATAGCAGCATATTCTTCCATCTTTTTAGCTTTCTCTAAAAGATGCTCTTTATCTTTCTTTGTTTTAAATGATAATATAACCATAATTTTAAAGTTTAGGTGTTTCATTTTTAGTCATTATAGACAACATTTGTTGCATTCCTTTTTGAAGAGCATTTACTTGGTCTTGAAGAGTTTGTATTGCTTTATCATTCTCTTTATTAGCTTTTATAGCTGGGTTTAATTCCTGAATAGCCTCTTCATAATCTGAAATAAGCTTTTTATGTTTTTCTATACTGTTGACAATATTTCTACTATTTTGCAGCATAGAGCTTACATAAGAATTTAAAGAATCTTTACTATCTGCTAATATAAAAGCCTCTTCTCCAAAATCTGCCACAGCTCCATTAGGCACCCCTTTAAACTCTCTCTTTTCTCCATTAATAGAAGCAGTAATATCTACTACCATTTCCATATTAGGATTTAAAGTACTATACTTAGGTCTTGGCAAAGAAACTCTTTCTATAGGACCACTTATTATCTTAGGATTAGACTTTAAATCTAAGATATATAAAATGCTATTTTGACTTAAATTTGAAAACATAGTTAATAATTTTAATTGATTACACAATAGTTCTTGATGTTAATATTAATAAGCCTTTAAACCTATCATTAAATACTGTTATAAGACTAGCTCCTATAAGCTCTGCAGCAGTAACTGGTGTTCCATCAGACAATGTAAGAGATCTGCTAGTACCATTTAAAGTAAGAGTTACTGGTAGAGTTGCAATAGTTCCTGTTGGTATAGTATCATCTATAAATACAGTAAAATAACCTACTGGCTGTATACGTCTAAATCCTAAAGCAATATCAATAGATTCAGTACCTATAGTAGTATTGGTAGAACTAAAATAAGGTATACCACCTGCATTAGTTGTTACATTATTAAAACAATTCATACTTTTACCTCCTTAATCCTTATTTTAGAATACTATATTATTACCAAAACCATTGCCTCCCCAAGGATAGTAATTCTGTCCTATATAAGGAGTAGCATTAGCAGCTACAAGATTAGGCCATTGTACAGGTACTGTATTAGGCTGTTTTGCAGCAATAGAATCTATCTTATCATCTAAAGCATGGAAAGCTGCATTAAACTGCAGAGTCTGCTTATCATTGCTAATTTGATTTCTTAACTGTGTAATAATATCTCCTTGAGCATTGATCTTGTTTTGCAATTCACGCTCTTTAAGGTCACAGAATTCTTTAGTAATAAGAGTATTCTGTCCAGCTATAGCATTAAGAATACTGTTAGTATTTCTATCACTCTGAGTACTTAAAGCATTTGTCTGCTGGCATACTGCTAACTGATCAGCTGCCTCATTCTGAGAAAGCTGAAGTCTTACATCAGCATTGTGAGCTGCTAACTGAGACTGCAAAGCATTAGTCTGATTAGCTATAGCTAAACGATTCTCACAGCAACATTCACACAGCTGTCTTCCTAAAGTAGCATTACCTGCTTGTACTTCATTGATTACCTGAAGACCACTCATTCCTACTTGTGCTCCTATCTCGCCAAGTTTAGTATTCAATATAGCAATGTTATCTCTAACACTGTCTACACTAGTATGAGTGATCTGAGCTAATTGACCAAGAGCATCAGCTCTACCATTAATAGCTTGAAGAATCAAGTCTCTACCTGCATCATTATTAAGCTGATTAGCAAGGAAGCCTACACCATTATTGTTGCCATTAAATCCTCCAAACCCATTACCAAACATGTTAAAGAAAGGCAGGATAAAGGGATACATAAACATCATCCATAATGGGTTGTTGAAACCATTGCCAAAACCTCCATTGTTACCTAAAAGCAGTGCAGTTGTAGCATCAATTCCATTATTTCCTTTTTCAGGAAACATAAAAACTTTACTATCGTCCATAATTTTTAAGATTAATAATTAATAAATAATTTTAGATTGTTACGTAACAATGCAAAATTATGGGAGGTTAAAGGCAATAGTAAACGATGCTATATAAAAAATTAACCTCCTAATTATTAGATAATTAGAAGGTTAATACATTACTAACTTTTAATTTTTAAATCTTTAAATCTTGTTTTCTCCAGACAAGTTCTTTAAATCCTTTTCTTTTTATTCCTTTTGGCAGTTTCCCTTGTTTAATTAAATTATCAAATTTACTTCTTGATATATTTAAATAATTACAGGCCTGGCTTTTACTTAAAGGTTCATTAGCTATAGTTTGAATTATTTCCATAGCTTCTTCCTCTGTAACTTCACATTTATCTGTTTTTAATTTATTTAAAAGATTTTCTAAATTCTTTATAAGAAGGTTTTTAATAATTGCATTACTCATTCTTTTTGAATCTTAAATATAATATAACAAATAAAAATAAACCAGTAATAATTATATACATATTAAATAAGTGCCAATCAGATAAAGGTATACCTATATAATAATCCAAAACATTAATACCAAAATTTAAGGTTATATAATGTAAAAACATTCTATGGTATAAACAAAAATCAAAGGCATAAGAAGATAAATATAAAAATACCAATAATAAAGCAAAAACAATATAAGACAAAATTGGTAAGTCTATATTATTATAGGATAGAATTGTATTCATTAAATATATTCCAGAGATAAGGATAGGGATTATTTTTATTGAATACAATTCTATCTTATATAAAAGTTTACTTTTTAATCTTCTTGATTTTTCCCCCACAGCCATACCTGCGTCTATCAATAGTTACACCTGCTTTTGCTACCAAAGGTTTTGGTCTTCTTGTTTCTTTTGCCATAAAAATAAGTATTTAAAATTAATTATCCAATTTTTCTTATAGAAATTTTTATAGAAGGGCTTCCACTTTGTGTAGATATAGCTTGACCACCTGTCCAGTAAGGAATTACTATGTCTCCTGCTTTAAGTGGTAGATAATAACAACTTTCCATACCTCCATTAGAACTTGATGGGCCCCCCATTAATTGAAATACTCTAGCTTCAATAATAGGAGCTGGCTCTGTAGCAGAAGCATCTCTGCCCACTTTAATAATCTGTCCTACACCCAATCCAGAGGTATAGGAAGAAGACAAAGATACATTGGTATGTAACTCATACACTCCATCATAAGCCACTTGAATACCCTTAATATAAGTATCTCCTCCAACATCCTCAGTATCCACTAAACCATAATAAGAATTCCTAAAATTTTGATTTGGTATTACTACATCAGTTATAGTGGAACCTATTCCTAATACTCTATCTGAATCTATCATTCCAGTATTATAATCTGAAGTAAAACTCCATATAGAATCTGTACTTTCAATTAATTTTATCAGAGTATCTGAATTTAAATTAATTGGATCTGTTCCATCAAATAAAGTAATTCCTCCTGTTTTAGGTACTGCAAAAGCATTGGATCTTTCTTGAGCAGTACCATTACCTACTATAAAGGCATAATCATTATCGGTATCTACTATATTATATGCTCCTATAGCAGTTTGAGCTTCTGCACCAGCGTGTACTATAGTACCTTTACCACCAGCATGAGAGTAAGAAGCATTTGCTTCTGTTGTAAAACCTTCTGCATGAGAAGCAATACCAGCAGCTGTACTTTGAGAACCTTCTGCATGAGAATAGTTGCCAGTAGCATATCCAGAATGACCTTCAGCATGTGCCCATAGACCTTTAACTTCATTCATGTATCCTTCCACATGACCACTATTATAAATTTCATTGCCACTACCTTCAGCATGAGCATATAAAAGAGTATCATCTGTTAGCACTACTTTAGTAGCATCTGATTTTAATGTATGTCCGCTTCCTTCTATATTAGATCTAGTAGTTTTTATAACATCATTATCATTACCAAATATATAATTATAAGTAGCAGTATTTAATGTATTATTGACTCCTGAAACTATATTATTACTACTATTAATAAAGTCATCTTTACTATCATCACTAATAGTACTGTTGATATTATAGTTGCTATCTAACTCCCAACCATTATTATTACCTGAAGGAGTCAGGCTATCTAATGCAGTTTTAATAGTACCACTAGTTAAAAGCTTGCTAGATCCTGCTGTAGGTACACTATCAAAATCAAATAAAGAAGCATCTAATTTATCATCTATTCTATTTAATATATCTTGAACAGAAACTATTTTTTCTCCTTCTACACAGAATTCTATATTACCTAAAGAAGTAGCTCCTATACTAGTAATACCTACACTAGGAGTATATGTATCTAAAGTAATAGGAGTTTTGCCAGAAACTTCTGGTGTTCTCCATGTAGAAACAATTCCAACTGTAGGTTTAGGATTGTTTTGTAACAATTCATAAACAGTATCATATTGACCAGAATAATTTGAGAATGTGCCTATTCCTACAGATCCTAAAACATTATAAACATTTTGCGTTCCTGTTGGAACATAAGCAATGGCCTCCATTACTCTATTTCCAAATGCCATAGTATATCCTGTATCACTGGTGTCAAGACTCTCAGATCCTGAATATATTATATAATCTACAGCTCTTCCTTTATTTCCATAGACATAAGGATTTTGCAAGCTTACTTTATTTTTATCAGTATATAATATATGAGAAACAGTCTGTCCTAATTTAGTGGCTATAACAGGAAGAGAATAACTTTCTCCTATTTCTTCATCAACATCTGCATAAGTTAAATAAATCTCAGGAGACTGCAGTGCTCTAACAGCAGTATTTAAATCTTCTATTCTTTGAGTTTGATAACTTATAGTAGATCCTTGTATATGTATAGCATTGTTTAATTGAGTAACACTTGTAGTTAAACTATTTATAGCAGTACTATTATCTGTTATCTTATTTACAAGATAACTTAAAGAATAGTTATTTAAGTACAGTTTAGTATCATCAAAGTCTCCATTAATATTACAAGCTTTTAAATATAAAGAGTTACCATAATTAGTTAAATCTGTAGAAATACTAACCGCTTTAAAATTAGACTCTACTTTACCAGCTTGCTTAGCATAATAAAGACTTATATCTCTTACAACATTAGATTGAGTTTCTACAAAGCCCAGTTCTATAGCTTTAGAATAACCATTACTATCAGGAGCATTAAAAACATGTTTAATACCTTCCCAGGAATTAGATTCTTCACCTGTCTCTACATCTAAGAAAGGTATAGTTTCTTCGCCTTCCAGTATATTTATATTAGGTATACTTGTAGTAGTAGAACCCTGAGAGAATGTTTTTGCTGAATACATTAAAGAACTACTGCCTGCCTCTATATCTATATTACCTTCACCAAGTAATGATTCTCCATTGATAGTCTTAATATTAGTACCAGACACTAAAGAGTTTTGTTTGTTGCTAAGCAAGGAGTCTGCAGCAGTTTTAGTGTAAAACAGATTATTTATCTGAGTTGTAGACAAACTTTCAGATTTTGTATAGAACAAATTATTAATTTCTCCTTTAGTATAATAATCTACCAGGCTTACTAAACCTCCAATAGGAGACCACTCAGTGCCATTCCAAGAAGTCCACTCTCCTGCTTCTATACCATGCTCAGGACTAGCAGTATTAACTCTATAAGTATCTCCTACTTCTAAATCTGTTTCAGGAAGGTCATCATAAGTATCAACTGCTCCTTTGTATACTACAAGAGAAGATACTTTAGCATCAATAATAGTCTTTAAATTTTCTAGAAATAATGCTAGGTTATTTAAAGTAATTAATTTGAATTCGTTTCCATAATTTTTATCATTAAATAAATTGTTTATATCTGTATTGGAAGCAAAATAAAGGTCAGGCAAACTAAAATCTAAGAATTCTGCATTCTTAAATAGTATATTATTACCTATCAAAGTATCTGTTTCATTATTATAAAATAATTTACTCGTATACTTAGCTTCTGTTTTATTAGTGCTATCTACATCTTCAGCAGCTTGAACTAAACAGTTGCATCCTTCTGAAGGTATGAAATCTTCATCTTCTTCTGCTGGCTTTCCCGCATCTAAAGATTCAGCAGCAACAGTTTTAGAATAAGGAGCAGTTATTGGTCTTTCTGTAGTTTCTCCATTACTGTAAATAGCGAAGTCTATTGTATTAGTACCTTCCTTTACTTCAACATCTGTTACTTTAGTTCCTTCTAAAGAAGTATATAACTCTTGATAAGTTATATTTCTATTTTCTCCATTTTGAACAACAGCAATAGTTTCATCCCCTGTAAAAGGCATATCTGCTTTAGGCAGTTCTGTATCTTTTACTCCAGATAAAGCTAACCTAGCTTTTATTTCTTCTATTTGATCTCTTGTAAACATCATAATTTTATTTATTTAGAAGTGTTAGTATTTCTTTTCTTTAAAGCTGCCCTCTTTATTTCAAGGTCTTCTTTTGTTTTCTTCTCTTCTAATTTTAATCTGTCTTTATCTAAAGATAGTCTAGCATCAAATTGTCTGATAGTTTCTGCTAACTTATCTTTAGCTTCTTGAGAATATTCTATCTCTTCAATACCATCATCTGCGTTATGCTGTATATTAGCTACAATAATCTTGGTATCATTATCTCTTTGATTTAACCTATCTTCATGCTCCATTTTAGCTTGCTCCATTTGTCTTTGTGCTTCCAAAGTCTCTTGTTGAGCTTGCTGTGCTTGTTGAGCCTGTTGGTCTTGTCTTTCTTGCAGCTGTTTCTCATTGTTCTCAATCATTCTTTGCTTTTCTGCAATAGAAGCACTGCCATATAATTTCATTATAGTAGAGAAAGATACTGCTTGATTTTGAAGAGCTGCCTGAGCTAACATATCTAATTTTTGATTAATATCTTGAGAAGCATTGCTGCTATCTACTATTAATCCATAATCAGCTTCTGCAAATTCATCCCCATCAATTTCCATAATCTTTTGAGAACCATTAGACAAAATATAAGAGAACTTAAGTTTCTTTCCTTTAAGTGCTATTTTAGCAGTTTCTAAAAAGCACTCTAAAGCTCTTTTCTTAACATCATCATGAGTAGTAAATATCCACTCAGTAATATGAGAAGACTGTACAGTAGCTCTTTCTACACCTCCCACAGTTTCTCTGTTAGAAACCTGACCCTCTCTCTGTCTTGTAATACCAACAACTTCTGACATTTCTAGCTTTATAAATTCTAGTATATTTATATGTTGTTGTATAGAATTACCTAATTCAGCATCTATCACTCCATTGCTAGCATTATTTAAACCTCCTGCTAATTTACCCATAGAAGCTCCTATATTACCTTCTTTGAATGAGTCTATAACAGCTATGTTGTTTTTCTTAGCAAAATATAACCATTTATCTACTGTCCAATCTTTAGGTACTTTAGCTAAGTCTAGAGTTATAATTTTACCCCAGTTCTTAGCAAGCATTTTGTTAAGTCTATCATGTACCACATCATATAAATAATTATATGGTTTCATCATATCTACAAAGCTGTAAGGTCTATCATCATTCATATTATAAATAGAACCTACTATACCAAAATGACATCTACTAGGGTTAGAAAGTCTATTGTATTGTACTATTCTAGGTCTAATATTTACATATATTTCTTTACCTATTTTAGTACCTTCCCAAGCCTCATTTATATAGTAAATCTCTTCTTCCTCTCCTAAATCTTTATTTAGTACATAGTTTTCAGGGAAGAAATCAAAAGTTTCTTCTCCTGTCTCAGGATCATAATACTTGACTTTCTTAATTTTTCTTTTTGATTTCCAATAGACTTTTAAAACTCTGACATTACCATAAGTATCAAAAGGCATCAAATCATTACCTACATCTGAGAACAAACCCAGTGGATCAAAGAAAAATCCATTATTATTAGAATCTGCACCTAAAGTATCATCTATCATATGGTGATTTATAAAACCATATCTTTCATCTCTATGGCCTAACTCATCAGCTTCTCCTGTAATATCTGGAGCAGATTCTATATATTCTACATCTTTCTTAGTAAGAACATCATAGTAAGCATCTATCACCTGACCAGGAGAAAGATAATCTTCAGTTATTATTACATCTGCATCTTCTATTTTATTTGAAAATCCAGACTTAAATATTCTTATCTTTAATGGGTTTACTCTTTCTATAGTAGGTTCTCCTCCTACTATATCACATTTATAGATTTCTTCTCCCACTATAGCAGCATCCATAAAACCCTTATTAAAAAGAGCTGGTATATTATACTCTTTTTTATAATGATTCAAAAGTTCATTAGCTCTTACTTCTCTAGCATCTTGCCACTCATACATAAAGTAATCTGACATTTTTTGAAGATTTTGCTGATACTCCTCTTCACTTTGAGATTGCTGAGCTACCATTTGTTGTAACTGTCCAAACAGCTGGCTTTTCTTAGCATTTTCTATTTCTGATATAGCGTTAGGATTAGTTACTACTACCTTATAATCAAATACTCTTTTGCTCTCTTCTCCTGATAATACTCTAAGCTTAGAGTTTATTATAGGATAATGTTGTATTCTAGTAGGAGTAGTATTTTCTTTTAATCCTTCAGGATTTAATATCAGCTCTAAGTCCTGCATGTGTAATTTACCATTAAAAAGATCATAGTTGACTCTTTTATTTATAGTAGAATTTCTTACAGGAGCATAATTAAAAAAAGTCTTAGAATCTGCCCATTCTACACAGGCAATCCTCCATATTTTATTTTTGGCTGCTAAAGATAATTGTTGCTGAGGGAATCTACCCTTATACTTGGCTTTAGCATTTGCTACTATATCTGGATTAGTCATAATTTATGATATTCAAACTATTCACAAAAATAATTAAAAAAATAAATAATTTATTTCAAAGAAGTAAATTATTTATATTGCTAAATAAAACAGCTATTAAAAAATAGAATTACCATAATTCCTATTAAAATAATCATCATTACCTAAATAAGAACTACTTTTCTGTTCATAAGAACTAGGGTTTAAATCTCCCCCATACTGTATTATTTTCTCTTCTCTATATAGCATTAATAAACCTAGACTTCTAACTCTATCCACATTTATTTCAGGACTAAATGCTATAAGCTCTTCTAGCAGAGCTCTGTTTCTAATAAAATATAAATTAGATACACTTATAGTTTTCTTTTCTCCATCCTCCTCTACTATAGTAGGCACAGGTTTTAATAACCAATCTTTAATTAAACTATTAGCATAATTATTGACTGCTGCACTAGCATTAACTCCTTTAGCAGAACTTCCCCAAGAACTATATTTAACAAGCTGCTTATCTCTTAAATACTCAGGAGTATCTGCCAGTAAATGAGTACAATTCATTTTACTAAAATAAGCAAAAGTACCTTTTAAGTTAGATTCATATAAACATTTACCATTATAGAATAAACAGAGTAGTCTTAATATCTCATAGCCTTCGTCTGCAAAATTCTGTCTACCAGTATATTCTGCTACTATTTTATCTGTAAATAAATCCATTACAAATACAGACATTAAAGATTTAGACTCTGCTTGATCAAAGTCTACAGGGTCACAAGATAATATATATCTATTGTGGTAAACCTTTCCAGAGCTGTCTTTTTCTGGAAGGTTAAATATCTCTATTGCTCCTTTTGTAGTATTAGCTACACCAAATTTATGTATAGGCTGGTCATCAGTAGGAAAGAATTCTACTTCTCCTGTCTTAGGGTTTTGAGTCAGATTACCTACATAAACATCATCATAAGCATGTGAATCTAAATCTAATTGACTCAACCTCTCTTGAAGAGCTACTGTAGGGAAATATGTAGACTTAACTTTAATAATAGCTTCAGCAGGGGTAATAGGCATTTCTGCTATTACTCTTAATACTGATTGTGGGTTAGTACCATATTTAGCTTTATATCTATTCATTAAAACTTCTACTAAAGCCTTGATAACATCTGATACACCATCTTTATTATAGCAACCTTTTCTATTAATATAAGAAGGGAAGAAATAACCAAATACTTGTTTACCTTGTTTAGGTTTATCATATACATTCTCTACACTATATATATTATATCCTTCAGGATTATATAATAATGTTTTAGCAGACTCAAAATCTGAAGAATCTTCAGCTGCTGTACCTACTAAAAAGGCTTGTCCAAAAGTGTAATCACCTTCCTCTAAACCATACCTTACTGTATCATAAATACTTAAAAGATTAGAGAAAGAACCCATCTCTTCAAAATAAATAAAACCACGCTTACCTCTTAACTTGTCCTCATCATCTTTAGATGATACTCCCATAACAGTATTTAAGGAACCTTTCTTTCTACCATTAGAATCTATATATCCCATCTGCCAGAACATTTCTTGAGAGGAGCTTCTTAATCTTAGTCTAGGAAATTCTGTATTATCTGCTATGAAATTTATCATAGGTTCAAACTTAGAGAGAGTACCATCCTTATCTGCTAAATACTCTTTTTGATAAGCAGTAAGAATAGTAGTTACTCTTTTTCTCATTTCTTCACTTTCTCCTAATATAAGATTTTTAGCCATCATAGAAGCTAAAGTATAAGACTTTGATGCTCCACGTCTAGCTAATTCTATTGCATGTTGTCCTTTATTTCTAGCCTGGTCTAAATAATGAAATCTCCAATAAATTCCTTCCCATATTTCAGGGAAATCCTCTACTCTATCTGCTTTTCTAGAACCTTCTTTTGTTCTAGTAAGCATAATAGGACAGTAGTTCATATACCAATATAAATATCCAGTAACCCACTCTCCATCAGATTCTCTTATATAACCTTCTCTACACCTTCTTTTTTCTTCATTTATCCACTTTTTGTATTCACTGTTAGGATTAGGATTAGGTCTTAAAAAAGTATAGCAGCCATATTTCTGATAGTGTAGAGCAGATGGCCTGAAGTAATCCATATCTTCTAAGATATGTGGATTAGTTATATCTACTATAATCCTGCCTTTCTCATCTTTAGGCAGATCTTTTGCTCTAAGTCTAGAAGGAGATATTAGTCTTTTTATAAACTCTACATTACCTAAAAAATCCAATAATTGTTCTGCAACTTCTTCAGGTAAAGATTGAAGAAGCTCTATAGTAACAGGAGTTTGGTATTTATTTGTAGGTATATAAAAATCTTTATTTATCTCCATAAGTTCCTTCTATTAATTGTTGTGCATTATCTTTAAATATAAGTATTAAATCTTTTAATACACTTAAACTTAAATTATTAAAGGCTTTTTCTTTGTTCTCTTCTGTAATATTTCCTGTATATTCTTTTTCTAAAATTAGTTTTGTTTTGCTCTCCTGGTTATTAACCAAATATACTTTTATATAAATAGTTTTTATAGAGCCTATCTTTTTCTCTACAGAAGAAGCTGATGTTAAAAACCAATGATTGGAACCACAATGTACATCATCTAAGGCCCAATTAAAACTTTGTAATACTTCATTAATCTTCATCTTCTAATAATGATTTTGATTGTGAACCTCTTGCTTTAGCTTCTGCTATAATATCTTTACTTAATGTTCTCTCTGCCTCATCTAAATCTTTTACCAGTGCTGGTATTTGTTTAATTGTAGAAGTAATAGAACTTAAAGTATGTACAGGTTTGTCATTCTTATCTCTTTCATCAAGATCTATATTTCTAAGCATTTCTCTTAGTTTATTTATAGCATATCTAGTATCTTCTAGAAGTCCTGCAGATGCTGGTTTAAAACTAGAGTAGAACTGCATAGCCCTCTCAATAGCAGCGTCTGGTTTCCAATTTTCTTTAAGTCCTAACCCTTTTATTATTTCTGACAGTCTTACTTCTCTATCAACAAGATACTGATAGTCACTTCTGGGATCTTCCATAAAATAAATTACAGCAAGCTCTTGCATTGCTTTGCTTTTATCTTTACTTTTATCTCTATCCCATAAAGCTTTAAAAGGCTGTAGTAGTAAAGCTTCTGGTTCTACATTAACTTGATAACCTGAATAGTTAAATAACTTAATCATATATTTATATAAAATAGCCTGTCGTTTTGACAGGCTTTTGTTTATACTAAAATTTTCTTTTCTGGCACCTGTATTATTTTAGGGGCTTCTTCTGTAAAATCTTCTACTATAAATTCTATATCTTGTTCTGTAAGTAACAAACATTGTTTGTCTTCAAGTTCTACTATTTTAAATCTATAAGCAACTACAGGATTATCTTCTATAACACCATCTTTTAAAGAGCCTGCAGGATGCTTATGCTGAGCATATCTTTCAGGGTTTATCTTAACTAAATCTCCCTCTTTGATATTTCTAACCATATCTCCTACAGCAAGCACCTTCTGGTACTCTTTAATAGAACCCTCTAGTTGTCTATAGAAACCATCTGTATCTACATCCTTATCTGTATACACATCCTTAGTTACAAGAATGTAATTAAACATAGGTTTAATCTTCTTTATCTTTAGCATTTTTACTACTGTATTTATTATACACTTTTATATACTTATCATAAGGACAAATTAATTTACCTAACCCAGGTAAATTATAATTAGTTCTTAATTTAAGAAACTCCTCCTCTTTTATTTTCTCCTTTAAAGGCATTTCTTCTATTGTAGATTTTATATAGAACCAAAATGCTTTATAGGCATTTTCTACTGTTTTGGGTTTTAACCCCAGTTCTATAGCTATCTTATTTATAATACTTTTATCAATCATTCTTTAAATCAAAGAAAAACAATAATTGAAACATAGTATCATCATCCTTTAAATTTTTAGGAATGAACTTAGCATTAATCTTGTTATCTACAATGAATTTAGTACTCTTTAGTTTTCTGAATATTACTCTTAAAAAAGCTTCTGTAATCTTAAGTTCTTCTTTAATAGTATTTTTAGTCTCATCTCCTAATAAGATTCTGTCAAGTAAGGCAGGGTCATTAACTGCCTTACTTAACTTATATCTCTCTTTTAAAAGAATTGCAGCTACATCTTTTTCCTTATTGGTTAAAGAGTGTAGTGGAGTAAGAAACTCTATCCAAATTCTAAAGAAATCTTTTTTTAAAGAGGTAGGAATCCTTATAACATTATTAGGTATTCCTTTTTTATTCATAATTACTCCTTATTAGCTTTTTGGTTTTCTTCCTGAGCCTTCTGAGCAGCTTCTACAGCAGCCTTAACTTCCTCTTCTGACATAGGAGTCAAAAGCTCTTCCAACTTATCTACAGTCTTTTTAATAAATTCCTTAGAGAAAAGATCCTTAAACTCCAGCGCCTTGAAAGCAAACTCAATATCTCTAGAATTCAGAGTAGCTTTCAACATCTGGTTCTCTTTAAAAATCTTGGAAGCTTGCTGACTTATATTATCTGCATAAGCCTTAAGCTGATTGTAGTCAATTTTCTTCTCTTCCACAACTTCTTCTTTTTTAGTATCTGCCATAATTTTTAGGTTTATTGTTTTTATTAGTATTTAAAAAATCTTCACCATGTGTTTTATTATATAATTTTTCCCAATCTTTTATATTAGCTATTCTAATATCTGTATCTCCACACTTATCACAATAAGATGTAGTCACAGAAAGTCTAATTACTTTTAAAGAAAGGCAGTTAGCACAATAATGTACTGGTATTCTATTATATTCTTCTTTATTTATCATTTTTCATATAAAATAATATCACATACTCCCCTAATGAATTTTGAAATATTGTGATGACGTCTTCTCTAGGTATATTCAAACTGTTTACTTTTTGAACCCCTTCAATAAGGTTTTTTGCTATAATAGCATCTAATCGTTTAGACATAATTAAATATGTTTTATGCAAAAATAGTTTTAAAATTACAAACCTGCAAGTAAAATACTACATAATTAAAATAATTATATTATTTTAACTTTTAGGTACATACAAAGTACAGTGGCAAATATCTTTTTCTCTATAGTCACTGCATGGACAATGCTTGTCTACACTGTTATTATGACAAGGACATTCTCCATTATTTTTATCTATCATTTTAATTATGTTATTCACTACAGAATCTTTAGGATTTAAAATCCACCCTTCCTTTCTAAGAATTTTTACCATTGTTTTTAATTTGAGTTTTTATACCAGTTAAAGATTTACTAAGTGCCTTAGCTCTTGCTTCTAGATTATCTACTGTTTTACTAGCAGCTTTTAAAGCAGCATCTAATCTTTTCTTATCTTTAATTATTTCCTGATACCTTTCTAGTGTTCTAGCATCTTCTTCTGCTTGCCACTCTTCATTTAATTTAATACTCATTTTCATATATAATTTTAAATTATTTATTCATTATTTTCTAGTTCTTGATCTTCTGCCGCCCAAACTTTATCTCTAGTATCCATATCCCCTACTAAATCTAACAATCCTATATTACTTGAAGAATTTAAAAATTGATTATTTAAAGCTAAAGAAGATTGTAAAGCATTATTATACATTTGATTGCCTGTATAATCCTCTTGTTGCATTCCTTGATTCTGATTTGTTGCTTGAGGCATAGTAGCTACAGTATTTAATCTTTCATATAAATCATTTACAGCTTGCATACCAGACTGTCTAGCATTTGTTTGTTGTGCTTCTTCTGGATCTGCTTCTGTAATACCTGTTTTGATTTGTATATTATCAGAGCTACCTCCTACTACAGGTTCAGTAGGATTAGGACTAGCTAAATCAAACATATCTGAATCTGAAGAAAAGTCTTCACTCATAGGACTATCTAATCCTACTTTTCCCCAAGGAGTATTTACATAACCATTCTCTGAAACAGGGGTACCTGCATCACCTCTTAAATAAGAAGCATCTCCAGTCCTAGCATATGCTGCTGCTCCAAATAAGTTTCTTTCAATAGCTCTTCTTTTAGGCAATCCTGGTAACTTAGGATCATTATCTTTAGTCCCATACATACAAGCTGCTACATCTGCAGCTATAGCCTTTCCTTTAGCATATTTATTTAATGTAGGTACGACTCTTTTCTTAAATGCTCCACAGCCTATATTATAAGATAAGGAATACAAAGCATTTTTTTCGTCTTCACTTAAAACATCCCAAGTTTCTTTAGGGATAACACTTCTAAATCCTTTTGCTTCTTTCTCAAAAGAATTGTTCACTTTATGAGTATCAGGTGCAGGACTATGCATAGAAGAGCCCTCCCATGTTGCTATTCTTGCTTGAGTTTCTTTAGAAGGCATCCAACCACCTTTAGCACCGCCTTTAGCATATAAATACCCTCCTATACAATATTTATACGGTTCTACTCCTTCTTGAACACCTTTATCATAGAACTTTTTGCCTCTAGTATTCCAATACTCTTGAAGTTGTTTTTCTTTAGATAATTCTTGTCTATTTTGTTCTATAATAGCAGCTCTTCCTTTTTCATTAGTATTATAACTTTGGGGATCTCTAGCATTCCTTATAAAAGCATCTGTCATAATATTATTAGAATAATGAGGTGTATTTCCATTATTTATCTTACCGTGCTTATAAGCATACTCTATATCTTTCTCTGCAGCTATTCTTTGTTCATCTGCTTTTTTAGACTCTTCTTTAGTTAAAGAAAGATCTCCTGATTTCCATGCTTTAGGAAAGTTTCTACCTACAGCAGCTAAATAATCTAGTTCTCCTGTAGTATAATAAGAGTGATTATTTGTTAGGTCATGAGGAGAAAGAAAGAGTCCTCTCTCATCTTTAATACTTTTATGGTAGTCATCTCTACCTAAATAATGAGATTTATTGCCAAAAGAGCTTTCTTGAGATATTAAAGCCAGGTTAGTAAAAAAGTCTGTCTTGCTTCTACCAGTATTTATAGCTACAGAGTCTAGAAGAGATTCAGGAATATCTACTAAATTATTTCTTCCTTTAGTTCTTAAAGTATACTCTTTACCTCCTTCTGATATAGCTATACCTTGTTTAGCATCTTCTTTGTATATTTCAGGATTACCACTCTTACCTAATTTATCATAATTAGGAGAATATACTGGGGCAGAAGCTACTGTTTGAGTGTATTCTTCATCTGTATGGGGATCATAAATAGTTTCTTCTTTTAAATTTAAAGTTCTGTAAGCTTTAATATTAGGATCATAATACTTATAGTTACTTAGTTCTTTCTCTGAAAGTTTTTTACCATTTCTATACCAGTTGGTATTTCCATAAATATCTTTTTCAGCAGTTAATTTACCATTATTTATTGATATAGAATGTATTACTTCTCTTTTAGCTTTATCACTAATTAATTCTTTAGCTTTGTTTATTATATTTTTCTTAGCCATAACTATACATAAAATATATACAAAGATAGGATAAATATTATTATATGATATATTGGAGTTTGTAAAAAACAATAATATCCCTAAGATGAATAAAATTTAATTACTAATTTCAGTACCCCCGTTCTTTTAATACCCCCTAGACTAGATTTACCTGTGCCTTTTCACATATGTATTGGCTCTAGTAAGATACCTTATATAGTAATTATTTCTGCTAATATCGGGGACAATTCAGTTTTTATTTAAAACTTATAACCCGACTTCTGACCCCCTACTTTATATCAAGGGTGATTACTTATACATACTAAGTATTAGCAAGTGCTAAGATAATAAAATTTTTTTAGAAAAAATTTTTTGAAAAAAATTTTTTGAAATTTTTTAATTTGGGATTTACTGTTATGAGTGAGGGATAGCCAACAAATACATCCCCTAGCCTTCGGCAATTGGGATTATATCCCCGCCATTAGTTTTCAGACTAACAGGAACTTAGGGCATTCTTGTTAGTCATTTATTCTGTCCTCGTTTAGCTATGAACGTCATCATAGCAATGGCTTCTGAGATGAAGTCTACAACTATGGCAAATAACAGCCTTTCACGAGTTATGTCAGCTAAGGAGTTCTCAAACAACCATGAGGGTATCTACCTCAAGGAACCTAATGCAAAGGGCCATGTGTTCTTCGCTTGTGGTGATGGAACTTCAGGGTATGTTTCATCTTCAGCTAAGGGAGCTGAGAAGCTGTCTGGTCTTGCAATCTATGAGACTGAGTTTGAGGATGGCAACAAGTTGCTTGTTCTTGGTAAAGAGCAGGTTGATTTGTCTAAGCTGAAGAAGCTTGAGTAATACTCCTTATGACCACCAGTGGGGAAACCTGCTGGTGGTATTATCTTTTAAAACAGGTTTAAACTCCAAGAAGTCTATACATTATTATATATAATTCAAGTCAAACTTTTAAACTTTTAGCAATATGATTAGGATTAAACTTGCTGATGGATTATCAGCTAAAGTGTTAAAAAACACTAAAGGAAACATTGAAGTGTTCTTCTATTTAGAGGGACAGTTTATATTTGCAACTATGCTAAGTGCCTCAGAGTCAGAGGGTTTAACTACTCCCCAACTTTTAGAGGTATGTTGGATGAAGGGGATGAGTGAAGATAATATATTTTAATAACTAAAAAGGTAATACTAATATGAAAAGAAGATATACTATAGATGGCAAAATCTACATCAGAAATAAGTTCACAAAACCAGTTACTAACAAATAAAATCAAACAACTATGAAAGGAATAATTATTATGTTTAGTGCTATTGCACTCATTGTAGCAACAGCTGCAGCTTCAGAGATTTATATACAAAAATCACGAGTTCAGGCTATCTATTCAGTTAGATAGCCTAAAAAATTATATTACTAACAACACTAAAACTAAATAATATGAATACATTAATAATAATAGCAATTATTGCTACTCTTATACAATATGTTATTCTGGGAATCTTGCTTTATGCAAGACTCTCAGATAACGCTACTGTCAAAGACTTTTTTAAAGAATGGGCTTGGCAAATAAAACATGGCAAACCTCTTATGGCAGTAATGATGACACCAGTAATAGGACTAATATTTTATATATCTTATTGTTTGGCAGCATTTATAAATTATTTATATAACGAAATACTAGACAAAAAAATAAAATAATATGAAAAAAGTATTCTTTCTTTCATTCTTTTTTCTATTTTTGCAACTCATTCAAGCTAAAACAATAGACTATAATATATCTCATTGGTCTTATTCTGATGAAACAACAAATGGCTGGTCTGATTGGGAGCTTAAGAATGTAAAAATGTCTATTAATTATGATAAAGCAACTATATATTTTCATCTTAATCCAATATCTAAGTATGAGATAATAGAAATAGTAGACAATGAAACTTATGTTTCTATGGTTGCTACACATGATAATATAACTGTAGAAATAGAAATAAGAAGACTTTCAAGAAGCCTAGCAGAAATGACTATATATTATGGTATAACTGCTAAAGGCACACCATTGGGATTTAGACTTTTAATAAATGACTTACAATAAATAATAACTATGAAAAGATGGACATTAGAAGAGATTAATATTCTCAGTAAAACAGCTCCAAATTGGGAGTTATGTGAACAAACTCTTGAAGGCAGGACTAAAAAAGCCATAATTAAAAAATACTATGAGCTTAAGAACATTAAAAAGGCAGAAGTAATTAAAGAAACTCCTAAAAAAGAATCTTTTATAAAAAGGCTTTTCAAAAAGTTGTTTGTTTAATATATGTGTCATTTTATTTAGTTAGATACCTAGGCATACAAAATGTATGTTCTAGGTATTTTAAGCAGCTATGATGGAATAGGTAGACATTCAGGACTTAAAATCCTGTGGCTCGAAAGAGCCGTGTGGGTTCAAATCCCACTAGCTGTACTATTTTGCTGTCATCGTCTAATAGTTAAGATCTCTGGATGCATACAGAGCAATGCAGGTTAGAATCCTGCTGGCAGTACGATTTTTGTACCATGTTATTACTCACATGGGGGAAAGAAGAAGTAATCAAGTGAGTGAAAGGCTCACAGCATTGTGGGGTGGAGCAGTGGTAGCTCGCCAGGCTCATAACCTGGAGGTCAGTGGTTCAATCCCATTCCCCGCAACTTAATATTTAGTATCCCAATGTAATATGCAATGATTTAAAGTCTCATGCCGAGACATAGAAGAACATTGGGATTAATTACTGATAACTGTGATTACTGCAATAATCATGGGAAACAGTAGGGCTGTTGCAGCAGCTGGTCAGTGCGGGCCGGAGTGAATTATAGGGGTGTCCCCTGTGATTCACTCTTAATTATTATTTTAAATTACGAATATCTTAGATGGGAATTAGTTAAATAAGATTATTATTAGAAGAAGCAATCTAATAGTAATTGGATTAACTAATAAGGTAGCTCGATTGCTTGAGCCTTTCCATCACTCCAACATGAAGAACAAGGAAGGTCCCTAAGACCGTCCTTCTTACTGAATAATGCGTTAGCATGAAAGCAGGTTCGTTGGAGTCAATTGGTTCCATAGCTCAGTTGGTTAGAGCATCTGACTGTTAATCAGAGGGTCGCAGGTTCAAGCCCTGCTGGTACCGCAATTTAATTAATTAATAGAAATGTTTAAGCCAAGGAAAATTAAAATAAAAATTACTAAAAAGGATTAGGGGAGAGCTTCTTTTAAATCTGCATTAAAACAAAATTGTAAAACAATTTATAATGTAGTATGAAAAGAGTTAAAAGGATCTAAAATAAAAGAATCTTAAATTGCTTAATTGAATAACATATAAAGATTAATAATTGGAGCATGGTGTAATGGTAGCACAACAGATTTTGGTTCTGTTTGTTCAAGTTCAAATCTTGATACTCCAACTAAAGCATTGATTTTTAGTTCGGATTTTATATCGAAAGATATAAAAATTAATCTCCTAAAATCTACGATACTAAAGTAGGGCGAAAACAAACCATACTATAATATTCTAATATCAAGGGGGTTTGTAAACGTGTGAGGTCAAAAGGAGATACCTAAATTGGAATTTAGTAAATCAGCGCCGATAAGTCTTTAAGTAGACAGAGGAAGAGAGAATGGAGGTTTACTATCTAGCTAGAATTTCAATATGGTAAAAAGACCTCAACTTGGTCCATTCGTCTATCGGTTAGGACGAGAGATTTTCATTCTCTAAAGAGCAGTTCGATTCTGCTATGGACTACAATTGAATTATCATTTCACTGATTGGTTAGAGGTTAGAGCTATTTTGTTTCATTTTTTCACTGTTATAATCATTATTTAATTATGATGAGAAATGATAATCAAGCTGCTATAATTTAAATGGAAAAATATTTATTATTTACTAAAGTATTTAATAAAAAATCTAAGTTCAAATCTTAGTAGCAGCCCTAATTTCCTAATTATCTTGCTAGGGGTTACCGAATCAGTGTATCATTATTAGATATACAATTCGGTAACCCCATACTTTTTGATACAAAATATTTTAATATATAACATAAAATAAAAATTAGAAGATATGAAAATACAAGACCAACAAACTAAATTTAATTATACAGATATTAAAGGAAAAGTTTATCCTATTTATATAACTTCTATAGGTAGATGTTATATAACAAAATTATCTAGTAAAACAAAGAAAAAATACAGACAATATCTAAAAGAAGAATTAGCTAGAATTATTTGTCAAGAACTTAATGTAAAATATAAAAATATATAACTATGGAAACATTCATGATCATACCAAAAGAAAAAATAGAAAGCTCTCAAATAGATAAGTTAGAAGAATTTCCTTTACACTCTTCTTTAGTAACAGGTAAATGGGCTATTGATAAATATGGAGAAGGAGCTTATTTTATAGATACAGAATGGTTAGGTAAAGCTACTAACGATGTTTATCAGTTTTATTCTGATGAAGATCTAGAAGAGCTTTTTAATTCTTATAATGATATATAAATAACAAGGATTATGGTAATAAACAATAATAGAAACAGCAACAATAAGAGAGTGAGATTCATATCTTACACAGGCGAATATCCAAATCTATGTAGTGGTGTCTTAACCCTTGAAATAGACGGCAAGGAGTATAAGTTCGGACATGACTATTCCCATTATCGAAATGGCAATCACATGGATGAAGATCCAAACAATCCGAATTTTGAAGCATTCTGGTCTACTGGCGGTTGCATAGCAGGTACTATGGAGAATTTATATGCAGAAACTGGAGAATGGCAGATTGATGCTGATGATCTGCCAGAACAGTTTAGAGATTTAGCAGATGAAATAGACAGAGTCTTTAATGAGAATGTTGATTATGGCTGCTGCGGTGGTTGTATTTAACATAACAAACGAAATAAGGAAATAATAGGAAATAAAGGGGGAATTTCCCTTAAATAAAACACGAAGAACTATGGCATACAAATATACACACCACGACCATATATGCGAGTCTTGTGGTCATAAAATGGAGGATGGCGAGGATTACATTCAAAATGCTTTTAATGAAGTCTATTGCATAGACTGCTGGGAGAAAGGCTATGTTAAAGAACACGAGCCGTGGGCTGCTCACAACGAGCAAGAAGAAACGACTGAATATAACGAAATAAAGAAATGACTATGGAAAAGAAAACCAAAACTTGTAGGCAATACTCACACAGAGAGTGGTGACAATGCGGAGATAGTGTTATTCAGTATTGCGGAAAGCGAAAGAGCAACCGAACTTCTAACGGACTTTTGAAAATAAAAGTAACAAACACGGCTTG